TCAGATGTCTATTGGCTTGCATGGGAAGGCCTTCGACTAAGTGGAGTCACAGTCAAGCCATTTGGCGCAGACTTTCTGGATACTCTAAAGAGTGTAGAGGTTGCAGAGTCTGACCCTTTGGCCTAGGCAGGGATAGCATCCACTATCTCATCGCTCGTTTGAGCATTGAGACGGCTATCCCTCCACAATATTTAATTGATTTAGATCCATCAATGCTACAGATGCTACTGAAAGCATTGAAGGATAGAGGAAAGGAGCAAGCGGATGCCTACAGAGCTAAAAGGCGCTAACGAGCTCCGCAAAGCCCTTAAAAAGTTTTCACCCGATCTTGATAAAGAGACGCGTGACGAGATGGTCGGATTCCTTAAGCCCTTGGTCAAAAAGGCTAGAGGATTCCTGCCATCTAATGCTGACGCTCCATCTGGATTCGTAAAGCATGAAGTGAAGACTGCTAAGTTCCCGATGTATGACGCAGCTGAGGCTCGACGAGGCGTAGGTTATAAGTTGACACCTACTAAACCTAATCGCCAAGGATGGGTGCAGACAGTATCGATCCACAATAAGACAGCAGCTGGTGCAATCGTAGAAACCGCCGGACGTAAGTCTGGAATAACTGGCAACTTTAGCCCACGATTTTCAGGCACTTTTGCAGGCAGTCGTAAGATGCAAGGCCGAGCCATGTTTAAGGCTTATGATCAAGATCAAGGCAAGGCTAAGGCTGCAATTATTAAGGCGCTTGAAAAGGCTGCCGCTAAGTTTAATGCGAAAGGTATCTGATGGCTGAATTACGCATACCGATTATCGGTGAGTTTAAGGGTAAAAAAGCCTTTAAGGATGCTGACAATAGCGTCAAGGGTCTTAGCAAATCTTTTAAGCGTTTAGCAGGCGCAGCAGGTATCGGTCTCACCGCCGCCGCTCTAATTAAGTTCGGCAAGCAAGCCGCCAAGGCATTTATAGAAGATGAAAAGGCAGCCTCACAGCTTGCCATTTCAGTAAAGAATTTAGGCCTAGCCTTTGACACTCCACGTATTGAGGAGTTCATCTCTAACCTATCTAAAGCGTCGGGCGTTGCAGATGACGTGCTGCGTCCATCGATGCAAAAGTTATTGCAGACAACCGGATCTGTCGCCAAGTCCACAGAATTACTGACTCAAGCGCTTGATATATCAAGGGGCTCTGGCGTTGATTATGAGACCGTAGTAAATGACTTGACTATGGCTTATGTCGGGCAGACTCGTGGACTTCGCAAGTATTCTTTAGGACTATCTCAATCTGAACTTAAAACTATGAAGTTCGCAGATGTACAAGAGAAACTTAATAAGCAGTTCTCCGGTGCTAATGCAGCCTATCTAGACACTTACGCGGGCAAAATGGGAGTGCTAGGCACAGCAGCAGGCGAGGCTTCAGAAATTATTGGTAAAGGTTTAATTGACGCTTTGATGATTCTATCTGGCGATACAACAGTAGACGAATTAGCCGTAAGCATGGAGACGCTGGCCTTGAATACTGCAAAGGCAGTCACCGAATTGGCCAAACTAGTTAAAGGTGTTGTTAATTTTGGTACTGAAAGCTACGGCAAGGTGGACAATTTTGCTGATGACATTACTAATTTTCTTGATCGTCTAACTGGACATGAAGAGCGAATAGCAGCACGAGCTCGTGCTGCAGCAACGGCTGGCATGGGCGGCTATCCTTCATCTGCATTAGGTGGAACTTTTGTTGATCCTAACGCTGCAGCTCGCAAAGCAGCAGAAGCAGCAGCAGCTAAGCGTGCCAAAGAACTAGCAGCCTTGCAGAAGAAGTCTCTTGATACACAGAAGAAGCAGAATGCGCTTACTAAAGCCGCAAAGATTTTAGATATAGAACGTATTAATATCACCGCAGCACTTAGGGGAAAAATTAGCGAAACCGATCGCTTATCCCTTAACCTTCAATTAACCTTGCTAGACAAGAATGACGCACAAGCTACTAAACTTTCAGGCGAATTGACGGAAGCAGTCAAGCGTCAGAATGCTCTCAATGCTGCGCTACTTGCAACACCAGAAGCGCCTAACCCTTATCGCAATTGGGTGGCCCCTAGCATGGGAACAGCCGCAATGGCAGGCGTAGCGCCAAGCCAAGGCGGCAGTGGAGTTATCCCTGATTTTAATGTACCTGCCAATCAATTTAGCCAAGTAGGCCCCCTAGGCGGATTAGGCGCTGGCGTAATCGCTGGAGTTCTCCCAACCATCAACGTCACAGTAGAACTCGATGGTCAAACAGTTGGCGGAGCAATCCGTGATAGCCAGATCAATGACTCACTTTCTGGATCGTTTAACCAGGTAAACCGAGGTCAAGGCTTCAAGGGCGCGGTTGCTGTCTAATGGCCTTACCTGCAACCATTTCGGTATCTTTTGACTTTAGCCAAGGCGCTACCTTCGGCTATCCATTTACAGTCGGAGATGCCAAGTATGGCGTGATTGGAGTATCTCAGTTCGCTTCGACAGAAGTACCTGATCCAGTGGTTGATCTAAGTGACGTTACTCGATCTATTAAAATCAGTCGTGGCCGTAACGTCATGCGTGATACCTACGAGACTGGCACATGTACAGTCCGAGTATTAGATCCTAATTCTTATTTCAACCCTCAAAATACGTCTTCGCCTTATTATGGTTATTTAACTCCCTTAAGAAAGATTCGCGTAGCTGCAACTACATCGACATCTCAGGAGTTTTTATTTTCTGGCTACGTTGATTCTTATAAGTATTATTACCCAACAGGGCAGGAAATTGGCTACGTCGATATTATCTGCTCTGATGCATTTAGACTATTTCAGATGGCTAACGTGGCCAGCGTGTCAGGTGCAACGGCAGGCCAGACGACCGGCACTCGCATAACTAAGATTCTCGATCAAGTCTCTTTTCCAACATCGATGAGAATTACCGATACAGGATCAACCACAGTTCAGGCTGATCCAAGCACTGCCAGAACAAGCCTTGCAGCTCTTAAGGCGGCTGAGTTCGCCGAGCAAGGCGCATTCTTTATCCGTACAGACGGCACGGCAGAATTCAAGGATCGTAATGATGTAGTCGGTTCTCTAGCGACTGCACCGACTGAGTTTAATCAGACTACTGGTATTCCGTATTCAGACCTAAAGTACGCCTTCGATGACAAGCTCATCATTAACCAAGCCAGCATGACACGCGTAGGCGGCACAGCGCAGACTGCCACAGATGCAACCTCATCGGCTAAGTACTTCCCTCATGGCACAACAATTACAGACATGATCCCTGAGACAGATGCTCAAGTCCTAGATATTGCCAAGATATATGTAGCAACTAGAGCTGAGACTACGATCCGCATTGATGCCATGACAGTTGATCTACTGGATACAGCAGTACCAACTAACACGATGATTGGTCTAGATTATTTTGATAACGTCAAGATTACTAATGTCCAGCAAAACGGCTCGACAATTGTTAAGACCTTGCAGGTGCAGGGCTTGGCATGGGATATAACCCCTAATTCAATGAAATGCACAGTTACAACACTTGAACCTATAGTCGAAGGATTCATTGTAGGATCATCGACTTACGGTATAATCGGACAATCCATTATGGGATACTAGGAGACAATCATGGCAGAAGGCTTTCCAGCGACAACAGGCGACATCTTTACAGCCGCAGACTATAACGGCCTAGTAGCCTTTACCATCGGCGCAGCCAATACAGTCGACTACACGGCAGTCATTGCTGACGCTTATCAGGTCTGCGAGCTCATGAATAAAGCCACGGCAATTGCTTATAGAATCCCTACTAATGCTTCAGTAGCATTCCCTATTGGCACAGTCTTAAACATCCTCAACATCGGCGCTGGTCTATGCACCATCTCAGCGGTCACATCTGGCACAACTACAATTCTGTCGGCAGGCTCAGTTGCTGCTGCTCCCACCCTTTCACAATATAAGAGCGCGGCCTGCATCAAGACAGGCACAGATGCATGGTACGTCGTAGGAGCCATTGGCTAATGCTAAACAATTTAGTATCTCTATATGGCGCACCTGCCTTACCTAAGCCAACTTCAGTTGACTATCTTGTCGTGGCAGGTGGTGGCGGTGGTGGTCGCCTTGGCGGCGGCGGTGGAGCTGGTGGATTTAAGACATCAACTGGTTTTTCACTTGGCGCAAGTTTTACAGTAACAGTAGGTGCTGGAGGAGCAGGTTCTACAAGTAGAGCAAGTAAAGGTACCAACGGATCAAATTCTGTTTTTGATACCATCACATCAACAGGTGGCGGTGGTGCAGGAAGTTTTAGCACTCTTCCTGGATCTAACGGCGGTTCGGGTGGCGGTGCATCATCTTCGGGTGGAGGTACTGAACTAGGTGGTACTGCTTCTCCATCGGGACAAGGAAACAATGGTGGTAATACTGTCGCAGTTTCGGAGTGTGGTGCAGGTGGCGGCGGTGCAGGTGCAGCAGGTAGCAACGCTTCTGTAACTGGAACAGGTTCTGCTGGTGGTGCTGGATCTTCTAATTCTTACAGTGGATCTGCCGTACTTTACGCAGGTGGTGGCGGCGGTGGAGGAAATACTGCAGGATCAGCCAGCGACGGTGGCGGTGCAGGCGGTTCTGGAAACAGCAATGGAACTGACGGCAGCGTAAACAAAGGCGGTGGCGGCGGCGGTTCCCGTGATTCAGGTGGTACTGGCGGCAACGGCGGTGCAGGCGGTTCTGGAATTGTAATTATTAGATACGCAGACACATTCGCTGATCTGACAACAATCGGCGGCACTTTAGTCAGCGCAAAAACAACTTCTGGCGGTTACAAGATTTACTCATTTACTTCAGGAACAGGAACGGTGACTGTCTAATGGCTCACTATGCATTCCTAGATGAAAATAATGTCGTCACAGAAGTTATTACTGGCCGCGATGAGTTCGAAGAAGTTAATGGCATAACCGACTGGGAGCAAGCCTACTCAGAGGTTAGAGGCCAAGTCTGTAAGCGTACTAGCTACAACAACAAGATTCGCTATAACTACGCAGGAATTGGTTATACCTACGATCCAATTGATGACGCATTCATAGCCCCTATGCCTGAATGTGGCCATCAGGAATTATTGCTAAACGATCTAAAGAGATGGGAGTGTGATAATGATGAGCACAAAGCCCCGTCTGAGCAAGTCGGCGATCCAACTGCGTGAGCAGATTGATGATGCATTCCCCGGTCGAGATAGAACTTCGGACGGCTGGATCGGCGATACAAGACACGCTGCGCGCAAGTCTGATCATAATCCAGATGCACAAGGATGGGTACGTGCCATCGACATTGACCGCGACCTTAACGGTAAAGGTCGGAAGCCCGATCTCATGCCTGACTTGGTTGATCAAATTCGAATCGCTGCAAAGTCTGGCGATAAGAGAGTGTCTTACATTATCTTCGATGGCCTCATCTGCTCGTCTAAAAAGGCTTGGGCTTGGCGTCCTTATGATGGGATCAATAAGCATAATCATCACGCACATATCAGCTTTACTGTCAGGGGCGATTACGACAATACGTTCTTCAATATCCCGATGATAGGTGGCACAGCATGAACATGAAACATCCAGCAGTAATTGCAGTCGGAGCATTTTTAGCCGTCTGGGGTACTACTTCTAATTTTGCTCTGGACTATCGCGCCATCCTTGGCTCGATCGTTGCCGGAGTGTTCGGATATGCGAGCCCTAAAAAATGACAACTAATGATCTAATGACGCTGTACTTCGCAAGCCTTGCCGTGATCGGTGGGCTGGCAGGTTATGTCATAACTCATCTTCTCTCTGAAATTAAGAGACTTAACTCGCGTGTCGATGAGATCTACAACATACTTCTAGAGCGATAATTTTTACCATGGCAAGAAAGAAAGTAATAGATCTCGATACTTACTCGCAGCTAGACGCGTGGGCTATAAGCCTGCATGAGATGTACCGGGCTCTACGCAAGGCAGGCTTCGCAGTCGATCTGTGTTTAGCAATTATCACCGATCGGGACTCTTATCCTGCATGGATCTTGCCATCAATTCCCGATCGTATGGATCCCATACCCTACGAGGACGACGACGAGGATTAGATGAAGCGCATTGTCATAGTGAGTGACCTACAGGTTCCCTTCCACGATCGACACGCAGTCAAGAATGTAGCACAATTTATAGCCAAGTTTAAGCCGCACGAGGTAGTTACAATAGGAGATGAGATTGATTTTAACACCATCTCGAAATGGTCAGAAGGCACGCCAGAAGCCTACGAGCAGACTTTGGGAGACGATCGCGATGAGGCTGTTCAGGTACTTTACGACCTCCAAGTAACACAGATGATTCGGTCTAATCACACAGACCGACTATACACGCAGATCATGCGTAAGATCCCGTCATTCTTATCATTGCCAGAACTTAGGTTTGAGAAGTTTATGCAGCTTGATGAGCTAGGGATTACCTTTCATAAGAAGCCTTATAATATCGCGCCTAACTGGATTGCAGTCCATGGCGATCACACGCCCATCAAGTCTCAGGGCGGTCTCTCAGCCCTTGAGGCAGCCCGTAGGCATGGCAAATCAGTCATCTCAGGACATACTCACAGAGCAGGCAGATCGTCGTTCTCAGAGGCCTCTGGCGGCCGCATAGGGCGTGTCTTGCATGGAGTAGAAGTAGGCAATCTCATGGACTTTAGCAAGGCCAGTTACACGAAAGGGTCTGCAAACTGGCAATCGGCTTTCGCCATCATGTACGTCGAGGGCAAGAATGTGCAAGTTGATCTTATCTACATTGAGAAGGATGGAACATTCGTAGTCTCAGGCAAGCGCTATGGACGACCTAGATAACGAGCTAGACAGAGACATCGATGACCACATTGATGACACAGAATCGTTACCATTTCGTTATCTCAATCTCTGAATTTTCCCCCTTAGGGCATGAGAAAGTAGAGCTACGGATGAAGGGCATCCAAAGAAAGGCTTAAAATGTTCGATCCATCATTAGGCGATCTTTTTGCAATGATTGTCTTATCAGCACTATATTTTCATCTAGGCCGTATCGTCGGCATTCGCGTGGGATATCTCAAAGGCCGGAAGGCAGTACGAGATTACTACGAGACCAAAGAAAGGGTGCGAGTGTGAAAGCAAATGAAGTCTTATTATCAGCTACTGACATCATTGGAGACCGAGGACGAATATATGGTCATCCTCGTATCAATCAGACTCGAATCGCATTACGACTCCAGCAAATGCTCGAAACTCCAATCTCAGACCATCAAGCATGTCTGGCGATGGTCGAAGTTAAACTTGCCAGACTACAAGAAACAGCAGATCACGTTGACTCCTATATCGACGCGTGTGCTTACCTTGCACTAGCTTGTGAACTAATTACAGAAAAGGATGAGCAATATGTTTAACCTTGAAGATTATGAAACAGTCGAAGAACGCCTAATTAAATTTTGGAAGGATCACCCAGATGGACAAATTCACACAAAACTACTTGATTCAGCCTCTGGCCGTTTTATTGTTGAGGCTTCTGTATATCGCACAGAGGCAGATGTTCGGCCTTGGACTACAGGACTTGCAGAAGAAACAATTCAGGGTCGTGGCGTCAATGCGACAAGCGCGCTGGAGAATTGTGAAACTAGTGCTATCGGTCGAGCGCTTGCTAACGCAGGATATGCAACAAAGGGAAAGCGAGCGTCACGAGAAGAAATGGGCAAAGTCGCTAAGTCGCAAGAACAAAAGAAAGCG